ACAAGTGCAGAGCGGTTGAACGCCATGTTACGAGCAGAAGCAGCAGTGATAGTAATAGCCTTATCGCCAGATCCTTGCGCTTTCTGGATACCTGGAGCAGAGATAACGATAGTTGCGCCAGATACGGCACCAGGACTAGTCTGTACAACATACTTCTCAGGGTCGCCAGCGAAGCTAATTACGTCACCAGCAACGATAGTGCCAGTACCAGCAGCTTTAAGTGTGATGCTAGTTTGACCTACAGTAAGAGCAGCGCTCACTACAGCGTTTGCAGAAGTACCAGAAACTGAGTTCTGAATCTGAGCAGACTCACGAAGAGGCATACCCGCTAGATCAAGCAAAACGCCTTGACGAAGCATAGAGTCAGTACCAGCAGAGTTTACAGCAGACTGCTTACCGATGAAGTTTGCGCCAGCAGCAGTGTTGATAACAAGCTGATTGTCAGACTGTGGGCTACCGTTATCCTTCAGAATCTTTAGGACGTTAGAAGCATCAGTGTAATCGTTAGCAGTTCCAAAAGGAGTAGTTGCAGCAGTACCGTATGCACGACTGAAAGTAGACTGAAGACCACCAAGATCGGTTTCAACTTCGTTTACAACAGCGCGGATAGCTTGAGCAATCTTAGCAGCACGAACACTTACATAGCCTGGGCCAGTGTTGAGTTCTTTCTGTGCATCGCCATTGAATCCAAACTCAGCAGCACGAGACTTAGTGATCTGGATGTTAGTAGAACCAGAAGTCTGACCAGTAGGATCAGGGATAGCCATTGCCGGAGTGATGTCGCCAACATTACCAGCAGGTTCAACATCAACAACGATGTTTTGGTTTAGACCAGCGCGTTCGGCACTAGCATTCATAGTTACAGCAGGGATAAGACCTGTTAGTTCGCGAGATACAACGTCCAGAGCTTCATAGATGTCTGGTACGATTGATGTGATGTTATTCTCAGCCATTTTAATTTACCTTTTAATCATTAGTTATAGTGCCACCGGACTTAATAAATTCCATCCGTTTGGCTGGGTTAAGTGCCTCAAATTCAGCACGATTTCTTACTTTTGTAGCACCGCTACTATTTGAGCCACCAGAAGCACCGCCACCTGATGATTGATTGCCCTTTAACAATGCAGAATATCTTGCATCGTTTTGAAACTCTGTTTTCAAGTCGGAAAGCGAACTTACCGTCAAGTTACCACTATTATCGGTGACTTTAACACCATCATCGTGAAACTTCAAACGCCGCCCAATAAACTCACTGAGCAATTCTGCGTTAGCTCCATCGGCGATTTCAGCGGCCAATTTCATAGCAACATTGCCTTTCTTTTCTTGCGCTATGGTTCCCCGTAAAGATTCAAGTTCAGCAACAGTAGATTCGTATCTTTCTTGTGACGACTTATGTAGCTGCTCGTAGTCACCCTTCTCTTTTGCTATTCTTTCACGCTCAGATTGTGTTTCAGATTCAATGTCACGTTTTGCTTGCTTTGCTTTCTTAGCCTCAGTAAGTAATTCGTCCATCTTAGCTTTCATGGCAGCATTATCAGCCATTAATTGCTCAACCTCTGCGCTTACTTGTGTTTCTTGTTTATCAGTCTCTGTATTAGTTTCTTCAGTCATTTTATTTACCTTTGGTCACAAACCTGACGATCACAGATCGCCTTAGAAATCGGAAAACACAATTGGATTCATGCTTTCCAGTTGAGAAAGAGTATAAACTCTTCCAGTTGGGTCAACAAATTTATCCAAAGACAATTTCCCTGACCTAAATAATCGAGATCGCTCAATCCCAAGCGCCTCATCTACAAATTCTCTATTTTGCGTTCTCAGCCAACCACCATAAGTTGTTTTTGAGTCTACTTGCTGGACACCGTCAGCACCTATGGCGGGTCTAGTTGTTTTAACGTCTAAGCCCAGGTCAAACTCAGGCTTTATTGTCGGAACCGTAGTAGATCGGCAACCGTAATGTGCAGGCGGTATAACTTTAGATGTAATGTCGTATTTTTTACCATCACGACTCATGCATACAAAGGTAGTCCTAGAGTCCAAGGTTGCCACCCACTCGTAGCCACCAATTACACTTGTGTTTTTTTCATAAGTATTTAATCGTGCGGCTGAACTAACATGATTAATAATTGTCCCGATTAACGAAGTAGCTTGTCTTTTAACTACAGTTCTCATCAAGCTATCTACTGCTTTTGCCATCAATGAAGTCGCAACTCCAGTCACTACATTATCTGTAATGGTTTTCAATATTTGCTTGCCTTTAAGTACGCCAAATTGATCTAGGCTTTCGGCAATAGTCATGCCAACACCGGATCCAACAGACATGGGCGCATCCATTACTGACTCAACTAGCAAATCTTCAGGTGTAGGCGTTACTGGCAGCGTAGAAACCTTATTAATCATAATTCGATTAAAGTCAGCCTCACTTACAGCCAGTTTCATTGAATCCACCTCTACCAACGTCTTAACGTCACGAAAAGCTAGTACGTTTAATGCGTTAATGTCTTTTAGCAAATCTTGCAGTCGCTGAGACTGAAAAGCGGCAGGCTCTTGCGATAACCTGGCATTAATCTGTTGGCGAAGCCTGTTTAAGCGTCTATTAGCCTCTTTTGACCGACCGCTACCGTAACGCAGCAAAAAGATTTGATGTCTAGTTGCCGCGTCGATTAGGAACTGTTCACTACTCATCAATATTTACTAGTGGCTCAACAGTGTTATCAAAAAACATATCGTCTGACGAAACCTCTTCATCGAGCATATCATCTGTTCTGTCTGGCTCAATCAAGTTGGACTTTCGCATCAATTCACGAAGATCAGACTTGCCAATTACACCGCGATCCATTAATTGGATATTAGCCATCAGAATTTGAGGATCAATAGAAGTTTCATAAAATTCTTTGTTTATCTTTACTCTAGGCGCATCTGTACCGCCCATAAATTCCATTGCCCATTTAAAGCAGTCAACAAATGAGTTCTCAACATTGAGGATAATTGATCCTAGCTTGCTATTTTGACCCGCGAAGCGGATTTTTGCAGCTTCAGCAGTTTCGATACCTGACTGATCCTGAATAATGCGAGTACCGATCTTGACCATCTGATCTTCTTTGATTTCCATACCTTTTAGCGGCATTTGGTTCTCACCTGCCTGTAAAAGCATGGCATTACCGTTCTCTGGCAATAAGATCGCGGAACGTGAGCCGAACGATACACCTCCAGACATATTTTGGTCTACCCAAGACTGAGTGAGGCCCGAAAATGCGGGAGTTGGCTGACCAACCAGGAATGATGACTCTTCGTAGTCAGCAGAGTTGCGATAATGGCTAATGTTGATCTCAGCGATGTCATACAGCGGTGCTTTATCTACTGTTTCGTCATTATTAACAGAACCGATAAATGCAAACGGAATTTCGTCCCACAACGAGCCATCAGCCTTACGAGGGTAGATATTGACATCATAATCCTCAATACCATCACCATCAGTGTCGCCTTGGGCGTAATTGATGATCTCATTGTTCTCATCGTACAAGTTTTGCACATAAACACCGTTTTCTAGCTTTAGGACTCGGTGATACATACATTCTTCATATTCAAACCCATCATCAGACGGTTTTAACGTAGGCTCCTGCAAAACAAGCATGGAAAGCTTTTTAATCCCTCCCACGCTAGTGGTGCGCCAATTTATGATAGATTCGGCAGGGTATGGCAGGATATTAGCGCGTAAATTCATCGCCTGGACTTCAGCATTGGTCAATCCGAGAGGAGCAGACGGGTAATCGACCAGTAAACCGTATCTACCGACCATTAATGCCTCACCTGCTGCATCTTTAATCATCTGGTCAACAGAAAGGCCGTCACCATTAGCATTATCGACCATATATTCGATACTAGCGTCCAATTCCACAACACTTGGCTTGCGGAACACCATTCCTGTCATACCTTCTTTAGTGTGGCTAGTAAAGTTGACGAAAGATGCACGTTCTACGTAAGCTCTGTATCGAAGCTTGTTATCAGTAGATCCATCCATCGCATTTGGGGGTGGTAGGTATGCTGTACCGGCTAATCCTGTTAGCGCACCCTCACTGCCTTTGCTTCTGGACTTAATCGCGGAAGAGCCTTCATCGCAATCACGGACTAATAGCCATTTTGGGAGGGCTTTTCTATATTCGGGGTTAGTGCTATCTACTGCCATAATTTTTATCTCGCAAAGCGTACTCGCAGATCAGCCACAGGCTTAACTACTGGAAGTTCAAATGCTATGGGGTAAGTCCCCGCATCGGGTAAGTGATCTAAGTTCGATTTCTTGTCAGGTACGCCATTATCGTCATACGCCAGTTGCTCCAGGCATCTAGCATAGTTCGGGCAGTCAGCGTCATTGACAAACAACCTTCCTTTATCAAATGCCGTGTTAGCGGCCATAATTCTGTCTTTTACAAATGGGTTAGCTCTATTTGCATACACTGCAAAGCCAGCCGACTCAAGCAAAGATATATCGGATATCGAAGCATCAACCGTTTTTCGGCTTCTACCACTGGCATCAGGATATACCCGTATTGTTTGATTAGGATACCGTACTTTAATGGCATCAATCATAGCAGGCGTATCATACACGCCCTCAAATTCACTGACAGCGTGCCAATTCTCACCTTTAACGATATATGATACTGCTGACATATTAGTCACGTTAAAATCCATCCCGATATTTATAATATCATTCGGGCCTGCCACAAGCAGGGATCGGCATTTTATTCTATCATAGCTATTAAAGACAGTACCGGACTGAAGGTTAACAAACTGGCCCATAGTATAAGCGGCCAACAAGTTTTCAGGGTAAATGTCGCGCAAGCTCTGCAAATAGTCAGCAGGTAAGTGAGGATTACTCGCTGTAGGAGCCTGTATTATTTCATATCCCTTTTTTGGGTCTTTCTTCCATGTAGAGTAAACAAACTTAAAGCCTTCAGGCGTAGTAGTCACGCCAATAGTGTTATGCTCACCATCCTGCTTCAATTGACGATTACGGGCTACGATCTGTCTCCAGGCATAAGCCGCATCATCAGGCTTCATGGTATCCAGCTCATCCACATCAGCATCAGCGTGTTCATAGCCAATAATGCGTTCAGGGGAGTCCATAGATCG